AGTGAGTACTCAGCCTTGAGGGCTCTTGACTTAGCAGTAACAGTGACCTTCTCAATTGAGAATGCCATCTGGTTGAAATAAGTACCAGGATCAGTACCACTACCTAAGTTCTCAGCATCACCTGTTACCATGCCTTCACCGACATCGTAGCCAGTAGAAGATGCAGAAGATACAGGGTTAAGTGCAGCAGGGTTACTACCAGACTGTGAAGTTGTACCTAAACCAGCTGTTACATCAGCAAAGCCAGATGTTAGGTCACGGTCTGCGTTCTGACCAGAGAATGCAGTATCAACTTCATCATAGAAGGTCTCAGAGCCTCCCATCTTCTGATACTTGGAGCGCATTGCAAAGATTAGTCCAGTAGGACCACTCATTGGTTGCACACCAGCTAGGTCATAAGCGACCAAATTAGGCATTGAACGTCTAATTAGTGAAATTAGAACGGGGTCAAAACCAGCTTGATGACCAGCAGCATTAGCACTACCACCAAAACCACCTGAATTACCAGCGGTGTTTGCGTGGTTTGTTGGAACTGCTTCGTTAATAGTTCCAGCACTAAAAGACTGCTCGTCTCTTAAAAATTTTTCTTGGTTTTCTAACAGGACAGCGGTGACTGCTCTACGATGAGGATCTTTGATCTCTTCAACGCCTTCTGCATTTAGCAGAGGAGCCCACTTTTCCTGCAGATGTTCAGCACTGAACATTTGCGTTTACCTCTTGTTGTGTTTGATTAAAATACTAAAGTCATTTCTTAGCAACAGCTTGCAATGTCTTAAGATAGCCAGCCATTGAACCAGAAACATCTCCCTGGCTAACGTCTACTGTCTCAGAGATTGTCTCTCCTGCTGCCTTTGGAGTATTACCTGAGAAATAAGATTCCTTCAGTGTCTCCAACTTGCCACGATATTGGTCTTCACTCTCAAACTCTACACTTTCGGCAAGTGAGGCGAGCTTTTCTTTCTGAGTGGAAGCTAATCCTTCAGAAACTGCATCAAGAATTCCATCAGCAACAGACTCAGCAAGTCTACCGTTTAATGAAATGTTCTTCTCGATTTGCTCGTTGAGCTTGGTCTCCATGTCATCTAGTTTTTCTACCATGCTTTCTAGCACATCATATTTATCGTCAGGGATTGATACATAATTTTCTTCAAAAAGACTCTTCATTCCAGAAAGGAATGATTCAGTCAGTTCGGTCTTAAGACCGTGCTCAATAGCAAGTTCGTTTTCAACGAACCACTCTTCAGCAACATATTCGAGATAAGAATCAACTCTTTCTGCAAGTGCAGCCTTAGATGTTTCTACCTCTTCTGCAAGCTTCTCATCATAAGATGCTTGCAAATCCTCTTTAAGCTCAGCAACCTTAGAATTTAAAGCAGCCTCAAAGACTGTTTTTGCTTTTTCTTTAAATTCTTCAGATAACTCCTCTCCACCAAGTAGAGCATTGACATCAGCTTCAATGTCAATCTTTTCTTCAACTGTCTCTTCAGTAGTTACTTCTTCAGTTGCAGGTTCTTCTGCTACCACTTCTTGACTATCTTCCAACTCTACTTCATCACCTGATTTTAGAGCTTCTTTAGCAGATAATCCTTTCATTGGTTCAGCAGGTTTTGCACCTTTGTTAACTACATCTCTCACGGTTTTAATCCGAGGTTCGTTTATTTTAGCAGAATCATTGTCTGGCTTATAATTATCTGGTGTCGGACCACCAAGATCCTCCCAACTGGTGGACAATCCCTTGCCGGGATCTGTCAATCCCTTCATGGGATCTCCTGCAGCTGCATTAGCATTAACAGGACCCTTGGATTGCTTAGTGCCTACTTCCATTTCTTGTAAATCTCCACGAGACATTTGTAAACCCTCTGATTACCGAGTACTTAAACTATATTTATTTAGATAACTTATAACTTTGATAAGAAATCATTAAATAAGTTCAATTTGTTCTCATCTAATTTCTTCTGATCAACCAGAGTATTGATCGTCTTGTATGTTTTTTGAGCATACTTCTCACGAAGAACACCTCCATCCCATACCCAGTCTTTTCCTTCCATAATTCCAGAAACAAATGCATCTGGAGCAGAAGGATCAGCAACGATATCAGCAGCAGTTGCTAACATGAAATCTTCGCCTACAACATTAATTCCTTCACGAGTTAGTTTCAATGAACCAATTCCTCTTGAAGAAACACCTAACTTAACACCTTCACTAATAAGTGATGATGCTATTTTACCCATAGGGGTAGAGAGGATTTTTGCTTTACCTACAAAATTAGAACCACTTTCTTTAAGTGATACTATCTTATGGGACACTCTATCAAGATTAACAGTTGGACCTTCTGGGTGTCCCAGTTCGCCAAGTGCTCTTCCTGATTGAACATGATTCTCATTATATCTAGAAACTTCCCTACGAAGAGTTTCCATTGGATACATACGACCATTTCTGTTCTTTATGTTTCCTTGAAGAAAAACTCCTTCAATATAAAGTTGCTTCTTACCGCCTCTATTTTCGACGATAAACTCAACTGATTCAATTTCTTCTCTAATGAGTTTCATTTAAGCGTCCCCTGAAATTTGTACTTGTTGAATATATGCCTTTCCAGAACCACTATCAGTAATAGCAGCAACTTTCAGAGAGGCTCTTAATGAAGTGTTATTATCAATCAATGGAGTATTATTGTTTACTCCATAATCATTTTCAATAATTATTCTGTTGCCAAAATAATTCTGACCTGCATAAGCATCAGCAGTATTTCCACTATCATAAACTGCATATACTCTTTTATGAGTAAAGTTATAACTAGTTTGGGAACTACCATCAGCAAGATCTAAACTAACATAATCACCTACACCAAATGGTGAAGCTGTTCCTTGAGGGAAATCAATAATAGTATATGTTGTAGAAGTGCTAATAGAAGCAACCTTAGCAGATGTATTACTAAATGCTAAAGTAGCCACTGTGCCAGAAGGAATAGCAAAATCATTTGCTGTTGCAGTTGGATTTGTTCCAATAGCAACGAAAGTATTTTGACCTCCAGCGAATATTCTTATAGCTGTAGATTTACCAGATATTGGTGCTGATTGTTGTGAAGCAGTCCCAGTGGTAATACTAGTTCCTGTTCCGACTGGCCTGAGCGTCATTATTTTACGGAATCATTTTATTTATTTATAATTATTCTTCACCCTCAGGTTCTGCCTCTACTTCAGGCTCTCCCTTATCTGCTCCAGCAATTGTATCAGCATAACCATTTACATCTTTTTGTAACTGTATATCATCTTCAGTTTCTGGTGTAGTACCAAAAAGTGAATTAGCTACTGCGTTTTTATGATTACCTATTCTCTCTGCTGATTTAGCATAAAGAGCATCTTTAATCGCATCACTGATACCTGAAGGACTATCATCCTTAGATATCATATCCATTAATTCATCCATTGTTTTAAAATCCTTACAGTTTATTTATTAGATTTCACCACCCTTAGGCATTTCTACCTTAGTTTTGGCTGTATCTGTTACTTCTGGGCTCATTACTGATTGTCCCATTGCACCACCACCATTCATAGAAGTTTCACCTTCTACTTGAGTTGGGTCCATCATCATCATTGCTGGATCAGGTATTACCCCATCCTCAATTTCCTTCTTCAACTTATCCTGTTCAATAATTTCCTCATCAGTTTGACGAAGGATCTTACGTCTTAGATAGTCTTGTGAGAAGTATCTACCAACATATGGTTCAGCAGATGCTGCCATAGTTAGTCTTTCAGCCAACAATTCAGAATCTTTTAGTTCTGCAAAGTGGTTATCATATAGGAAGTCATACTGAATATGCTCAGCCATGATATCCCAGTCTTCTGGGGTGATTACATTCTTAAGAAGTAATTGAGTTTTAAGAATATCATTGAATAGATTAGAAAATCTCTTTCTTAATCTACCTACAAATTTAGAGAATTTAACTTCATCTCTTAGTATCTCAGATGATCTTCCTAAATTAAAACCACCATCTCCACCTATTCTAGTAGGAGGAACGTTAAGTGCCTTATAAAGTTTCTCTTGGAAATACTTAATATCTGTGATTTCTCCTAAGTTTTGTCCACCTGGAAGTGTAGTAATCTCAGTTCCTCTACCACCTTCTCTTCTAGGAAGCCAGAAGTCTTCCAACATAGACATATACTTCTTATCATCTCTGATTTCGCCAGTATCGGCGTTATAAACCATCTTATTACGATACCTCATCATCACATCTCTGAGGTATTGTTCTGCCTTAACCTTAGGTAGATTACCTACATCAATGTAGAAAATTCTTCTTTCTGGTGCTCTTGATAATCTGTATATAACAAGACTATCCTCAATCATCCTAAGTTGATTGACTGCTTTGATTGCTTTATGTAAGTAAGATAATGTTGTTCCTTTGTTTCTATCTACTAAACCACTGGTGCAATACGCAACAGAATCCCTAGTCATCTTAATTCCCTTATTTCCACCACTCATTGCTGATGGCATTTGAGCTGGGAAAGTTGACTTAGGACTATAGACAAAATACTCTTCAATCTCAGGGAATTCATATTCCATAGGATTGTCGGTATT